TGATTAAAGGTTTAATGACTATCGCAGGGTTCGGGATACTCGTTTTCGCTGTTGCTATGGGCATCTTCGAGATACTGCACCGCACCGCCCCTAACCCTGGGGACATGTGGGAATGAACGAAGCCATTGTTGTCGCATGTATCGCATCTATCGGTGGGGTTCTTGCAGCCCTAGTTCAAGGTTTGCGCAAAGAGAATCGTGACGACCATGCTGTTGTTGCTGACAGTCTGAATCGGATAGAAAACAAACTGGACAACCATATTGACGACCACCTGAAGGGTGACGTTTAGGGTGTAGAGTGACTGGTCTTATGACCATCGAAACCCTCCAAGACATCCGCCATTTCCTCACCAAAGTTGTAGCCCACGGCGATGACCAAACCCGCCTTTTAGAAGCAATAGACCGCCTAGACGCTTTTATTTACGCCATGCAAAAGGTCCGCGCAGCCGCATAATGTAGGCTATATCTATGACAGATAGAAGCTGGCTTTACTGCCCCGCCTGCGAAACCGCTTGGAAGGCAGCCGAAGGCCGATACTGTTGGGTATGCAAACAGGAAGGTGAACCTGACATGGGGGAACAAGATGAGCCAAGAAACTGAACACCAATACGTACTCCTAGTTTGGGCTGACGCTCACGCCGGTGAAGGACATTGGGACACCCTGGACCCCGATGATAAAGACGAACACCTGGTCACCACTTGTGGCATGTTGATAACCGAAGCTGACGGTGGCAAACCGAAACATCTCACCATCGCCCAATCTAAAAGCCCCGACGGATTCTTCGACCATGTAATCCACATCCCGCAAGGTATGGTTCGCACCATCACTTTCCTCCAGCCATACACGGGTCCTATCACCCCATAAAAGGGTGCTTGCATTTGTAACACCCCCTCTGTATAGTAAAACTCACAACCACAACGAAGGGAACAATATGGAATACAACCGCTACCGCATTACCAAGCCTGAACACGGTTCACAAGACTGGTTAACACTCAGGTTCCAAGATGAGAACGGCGACAAGCGCATTAGTGCTAGTGCAGCCGCAGCTATCTACGGGCTACACCGTTTCGTCACACCAGACCAATACGCAGCTGAACTACTTTCGGATACGCCCCCCGTCCCGACAGAACCATCATGGGCGATGACCCGTGGCAACGACCTTGAACCGCTGTGCATCAAATGGGCTACAGACAAAACAGGTGTGCAATGGACAACACCTGAAGAACTTTTTGTTTACAACGACGAGCGTGGCGCACGACTCATTTCTACACTCGACGGTTTTTTTGAATCCGAAAACGGACGCATGGTTTTGGAAATCAAAACATTCAACCGCCCGTGGGATGGTGAACTACCTGACTACTGGCGTATCCAAGGAATCCAACAAGCCATCTGTGCTGATGTAGACCGCATTTTGTGGGCCGTGTTTGACTCGTCACTATCAATGCAGTATTACACGCAACAAGTTTCTGAAGAAGAAAAAGAAGAACACATCACGAAAGCATCCGAATGGCTTGCGGCTATCGACATGAACATGACACCACCAGGAGTCACATGGAGTTTCGAAACTATAGCGAAACGCTACACCGCACCTGAACGCGGGTCGATGCTTGAAATCGGTGAACAACACACCGAACTGGTCGCACAATTAAAACACGTTAAAAATGAATTGAAAAGTTATAAAGAGTTGGAAGATAAATTGAAAGCTGAATTGTGCGAACTCATCGGGAACCACGATGGGGTAACTATCAATGGTGATGTTGTCGCAACATGGAAAGGACAAACACGCGCATCGTTCAACACGAAACTGATGCAACTTGAACACCCTGACATTGTTGACAAGTACACCAACAACATAACCGTAAGAACATTGCTCTTGAAAGGGGCCAAGTAATGGAACTATCAGAAATCCTAACTAAATATGCTGTGCCGGACCCAAAAATTGTCGGCAAACTACCCAAGGGGGGAACCCAACTTGACTTCGTTGGACACGCAGACATCACTCGCCTGCTCCTGGAAATTGACCCGACCTGGCGTTGGGTCCCTATCGAATGGAAAGACGGACGGCCAGCAATCCACATTGAGAATGGTATGGCGACAATGTGGGGCGAACTCACGCTCTTGGGTCAAGCCCGACTCGGTGTAGGTTCTGTACGCGCAGACAAAGTTGACTTGGATAAAGAACTTGTGGGCGACTTTTTGCGTAACGCTGCTATGCGTTTCGGTATTTGTTTGTCATTGTGGACGAAACAGGAATGGGAAGATTTGGGTGAGACACCAAAGAAACCTGCCCGACCTGTAGGAACCGCAGCGAAACAAATGCCAACACACCCAGCGCCATCAAAAGAAATCAGCACAGAACTACTCTCACCTAAACAACGAGAAGATTTTGAGAAAGCCTGCAAAGACAAAGGGTTCTCTACCATCATGGTTGCGCAACGAGCCGGACTGAAATGGGACAACAGCGTCAAAGTGTCTGACCTGCCAGCGTTACGTGCAGCGTGGCATGACTTCAAAAAAGAAAAGGCTGAAACCGAATGAGTCCAGCAAGAGGCAAAGGCACAGCTTTTGAAACCCTCATAGTGCGCTACCTGCAATCTAAAGGGTGGATACATGCCGAGCGTCGAGCCTTACACGGCAACCTAGACAAAGGTGACATCACCGGTACAGGCCCGTTGGTGTGGGAATGTAAAAACCACAAGACGTTAGACCTGTCGGGTTGGCTACGGGAAACCGAGCAGGAACGACAAAACGCTAACGCTACCCACGGCATCCTTGTTGTTAAGCGCCGGTCATACGGCGAACCTGGCGACCAGTATGCGGTGATGAGACTGAGTGACATGGTTGAACTGTTGAAGGAGGCAGGTTATGGAGCTTAAAGATATTGGGCGTGAACTGTTCGAATGTTTGACGGCACGTATATATAGCCCGCAGGTTGAGATGTTGAATGAGATGTCGGAACGGGAACGGGCCGCTATCGAGGCATATCTTGACCTTGAAGGTGACGAATCAGATGAGTCCAACTATGTCTGAAGGAAGCAATATAGAGTTGGCGCACCGTGACCTGGGTATTGAGATAGAAAAACTTATCGCAGACCGAGACATGTTTAAAGCTGACTGGAAAGCAATGGTCAAACAAATTGCTTACCTAGAATCCGAAAACAAACGTCTAAAACGGGGGTACTTAAATGGCTGACAGACAACTACTTTGGTTCAGTGCCGGTGCAGCTAGTGCTGTAGCAGCCAAACTTGTACTTGCAGAAAACCACCCCAACGTTGTTGTCGCATACGTTGACACCGGAGCAGAACATGAAGATAACAAACGCTTCATAGCCGACTGTGAAAAATGGTTTGACACCAGCATTGTTATGTTGAAATCAGACAAATACTTAGACACCTGGGATGTATGGGAAAAAACACGTTTCCTAGTATCACCACAAGGGGCAAGATGCACTACCGAACTCAAAAAGAAGGTGCGCCAGGCATTTGAATTGCCTACAGACATCCAAACTTTCGGGTACACGATAGAAGAACAGCATCGAGCAGACAGATTTCGTGACCAAAACCCTGGCATAACTTTACGCACACCGTTAATAGAACACGGGTTGAGTAAAGAAGATTGCATAGCCATGATTGCCCGTGCCGGTATAGAAATACCAACCATGTACAAACTTGGCTACCAAAACAACAACTGTATTGGCTGCCCTAAAGGCGGGATGGGCTACTGGAACAAGATACGTGTAGATTTCCCTGACACTTTTGAACGCATGGCAAAACTTGAACGTGAACTAAACGTGAGTGTTTTACGTTCCGAAGGTAAAGGTGTTTTCCTTGACGAACTAGACCCGAACCGTGGTCACCACAACGATGACCCGTCTTTCGAATGTTCACTATTTTGCCAGTTGGCAGAAGAAAACATTAGCGGGTGACACATGCCGTATGAACCGAGCCACGACATACCGAAATACGATTTCACTAAAGACCTAGCCTACGGTGAACAAGGCGAACAAACAGTCAAAAACTTTTTGGAAGCATTATCCGCAGGTTCTTTCGAAGTGAAACAAGACCGACACCGCAACGGGCGCATGGTTGTGGAAACACAACAAAACCCACGCGGTCAAGGCTGGAAAGATTCCGGTATCAACGTCACTAAAGCAACCTGGTGGGTATACATGTTTTCACCAGCAGCTTTCGTAGTGGTCGAAGTGGCCAGGCTTAAACGGTATCTGAAACTAAACCATTGGGAAGAAACAGACAAAAAAGTGTTCGCACCCAACAGCGACAACCCCACCAAAGGGTTCCTGCTCATGGACTATCACATCAAAGAACTACTGTCTGACAGTGAATACGAC